TATTAGTAACTTTAGTTCCGTCATTTGTTGAAAACATAGAACCGATAAAAACCGCAGTAGGTGATATCGTCACATTTTTTTCAGAAGTTAAATCAAAGTCAACTTGTTGAATTGAATAATCACATATCTCAGGTTCACCGTAAAATGGTGATACTTGTATTGTTTTTGAAATACTAATGATTTGAGGTAACTCATTATAATTTTCTGAAAATTTAAATCGTGTTCCGTCAACTTGTGATTCCGTAGCAAGACCCATTCTTATAAGGTCTTGTGGTGTCATTGAGAACTCACCAATATCAGAAAGGTCGACTTGCATAAACAACGTCTGTTGACCTGTCGGAACTCCAAGTATCATAAAGTCTCCAGAGTCGTTTGTACTCACTGTGAATCGATAATACTTATCATAAACCTCAATTACTGTCTTGTTAATTAGAGCATCAATCCTATCAGGAAAAGTTCCAACGGGAACGTGTCCACTATGAGATTGTGTATAAGGTAATAAATTATATCTATAACCATCCTCATTAATATCATTAATACTTTGATAAGGATATAAAACTGAAATATCTTGATTTGTAATATCTAATTCATCAATAGGTATGAAAATAGATAATCTTGCGTTTGGTAATCCAAAACCATTATTACAAAAAACTCTACCACAAACAACACCATAATTTGCACAAGCACGAGTATATAAATTATTTGGCGAAATTGTTAAAGACAATAACTCTAAAGTGTCGTAATTTTGCTCTAACTTAACCTGAATGGTCTTGTTTACCCCTAACTCTGTTCTAATTCTGTATGTTGACGGCATGTGTGTTTTTAAATAAATATTTTAAACACACTTTTATAAAAATAAAGGATGTTAGCTAAAGTTAACAGCAGTTAAGTTCTTTACTATGATTCGAATATCTTTATTAGGATATCTTACATCATAAATTTGTGTCGGTTCTGCAAATATTGTATCATCAATAAGTTCAATTTGTTTAGTATCACTATTTGAATATCTTTGTGAAGTTTGAGATGATGAATATTGTCCCCCTACTTTATTATAAACTTTAATATCTGTCACAGTTATCACACCAACTTCTTCTTGTACTAATCTTCTTATTTCTGATATGTAGACATTTGAACCCATTTCTCTTGTTGATGGACTCATATAGTTTTGAACCTTTTCAACCAAGTTTGTAATGACAGTTCCCTGGTTTTGGCTAGCATCTAATACTACTGAGACATCAAACGCCAAATCAATTACATTAGCAGAATTTACAAAAATGTAATCATTTATCATTCTGTAATTTGATAGGTAATTAGCAATATTACTTTGTAATGTATTTGACACATTACTTGATAAATTACCTTCGGTGTCGTAAGATAAGATATTAATTTTGATTTTGTTGTCTTCTTCAGTTATCGCAACTTTTGCCGGAGCTCCGAACATCGAAGGCATTTTTCTTAAAATTGCTTCGTAATCATTAATAGTTACCGCTCTGTTTTGTGACGCAAAGTTAAAACCAACTAAGTTTCTAATTTCTTCGATTGTTGGAGCGTTAGCTCCTCCAACTGCTGCAGTAACATTATTCACCTGAAGAGAGTTAATAGTATTTAAATTCTGTTGAGAGTTAGGTCCATTCACAGAAAAATTAATTGTTCCAATTTGATTCATAACTCCAACACCTATGTTACTTTGTAATCCACCACCAACACGATATTGAATAAACAATGTTGTAGTTGGTTTTAAAGTAGAACCTAAAGAGAAATTATTTTGATATTTTGAGATATCTAAAGTGATTCCGTTTAAAGCATATTGTCGTAATAATTCATCCGTAGATTGATTACCACCACCAAAAGTTAATTTAAGAAACCCCTGTGGTGTATATTCACTAATAAATCTTTGATTTGTTTGTAAATATTTTCCAACTTTAATACCAGGATTATCAGATGTTTTAGTAGTATCAGGTATAAAAATTCTATCCTCAGCTAAAGCTTGAACTTCATACCATCTATCAACTGTTGACAAAAATTCTTGAGCAGATGGAATATTTGTAAAATTATTTCCGTTCTTTAAAAGAACACTTGTAACACCTAAGACATTTTGTTCAGGTAAAAATACTTCTAAAAATGGTCTTGAGTCTGTTTGTGATATAACTTTTTTAAACACTCTAGTTACACCGTTTACCACAGGTTCTCTTTTTAAAATAGTATAATTCACTAAACTTCCGTTAGCATTAAAATTTGGAATTTTTAATCTATTTGGAAAACCTTCTGAATTATATTCTGAAGAAAAATCAATGTCATATAAACTTTCAAAAGTTTGACCCGCACCCAATACTTGACTACCTCTACGTAAAACCCCACAATATTGTAAATTTTCAGAATCACCATCAACAGGAACTATTATAGAAAAATCACAAAGAGCAATCGAAGGTCTTAATCCCGGTATCTTCAAACCGTATGTTCTCGCAATATTATAAACAGATATATCTTTTTGAGCGTATTGTAGAACAGTTTCTTGTAATGCTCTATCAATATTAAAATTTAAGTTGTCGGTAACCGCAGCGTTTAAATCCAAGAATACTGAAAATACCGAAGCATCATTAACATTTTGAATTAAATCAGGATAATAAGTCTGAACATAATTTATTAGTTCTAATCTTATTGCTTGGAAATCCCTTGTGGTATATGATATTTGTTGAGCCATGTTATATATTAATAATTATAAAGTCGGAAGTATTAAATACTCCACTTGTAATATTATAATTTATTGTCACTTTTGCAGTGTGTTCATTAATTGCTAAATCAGGTAAAGTTATTTCACCTGTTCCAGGAAAAGTTGTCGATAAATCCGATTGTCCATCAGGTGATATAATTGGTTCAACTTTAACTGATGTAATTTGAAGATTAGGAATATACGCTGTCACAGAATCTTTTATTTCAGTTTCAATCTCATTAAATGTTGGCCCATCAAGTGGTTCAAAAATATATTCATATAACCTTGTCCCAAAATTTGGTAAAAAATATCTACTTCCCTTTCTCGTTAATAGTAAATGAATTAAATCTGTTTTAACCTCATCTTCATCAAAGTCAGTTAAATCTAAATATTTACCGTCAAAAGAATCTCTAAATGGAAATGTTATACCGTATGTTTTACCTTGAGCCATATTTCATAAATACTATGAAATTAAAAATCCCGACCTAGCTCGGGATAACACATCGGATTTTTTTAAGAAGAACACCCAAAACAATCAAATTCACTATTTTCAGGTTTGTCAGGTAGATTCATATAACTGTAATCAACCTTTGGTGGTTCAGGAGTTGCTTTTGGTTTGTTAATTTTTGATACGTCCATAGCTAAGTGTTTAGCTCCCGTTGAGATTGCTCTTGTTCTAACGTAATAACAAAGTGTTTTCAATCCTTTTTCCCATCCGTAAAAATGTGATGATGAAATCTTTGACAACGTTGGGTTTGACATGTAGATATTCATTGATTGTGACTGGTCAATAAATGGTGCTCTGTCAGCCGCCATCTCAATCAATTCTCTTTGTGAAATCTCCCAAATTGTTTTGTATTTCTTAATTAAGTGTTCAGTTCTTTTAACTTTGAAGTTATATCTCTTATCTTCTTGGTCAAGGTAGTTATTGAAGTTAATGTTTTGAATTGACCCTTCGTTCATGATAATTTCATTCTTTAAGTCCTCAGACCAAATCCCAATCTTCTCAAAATCACTAATCAAATACTTGTTAACAATCATAATCTCCCCACCAACAACTCGTCTGTTAAAGATTGCTGAGTGAGCGGGTTCAGTCATTTCATATGAACCTGTAATCTTTGCTGAAGACGCTACAGGCATTTGAGCCGTAAATAATGAATTACAAACACCATACTTACTAACATTCTGTTTAAGAATTCCCCAAGGCCATCTTTTTGATAACTCATCTTCGTTTAATCCCCACATATCAAATTGAAATACTCCTTGTGACATTGGAGACCCTTTAAAGTAAGCATACGGTTCATACTTACCATCCATACACAATCTGTTACTTTCAGTGATTGCTGCGAAATAAATTGTTTCAAAAATCTCTTTATTCAATTTACGAGCTTCATCAGATGTGAAAATATAATCCATCAAATAAAATACGTCAGCAAGTCCTTGTGTTCCAATAGCAATTGCTCTTTGGTATAGTCCACCCTTACGTCCTTTTTCAGTTGAGTAGTTGTTGATGTTAACAACTTTGTTTAACGCTCTTACAACCTTACGTGTTTCTTCATATAACCCCTGAAAATCAAACTCACCATCTTTTACATAGTTCTTTAATACCATAGATGAAAGAGTACAGATTGCAGTTATATTCTCGTCAGTGTATTGATAAATTTCATTACAAAGATTTGATTGTTTGATTACACCAATGTTCTGATGGTTTGTCTTTCTGTTAGCACTATCTTTAGAACATAAGTATGGAACCCCTGTTTCAACTTGTGATTCAATAATCTTATTCCAAATTTCTTGAGCCTTAACTTTCTTACCAAGACCCATACTTACGGCTAATTTATAATTCTCTTCATATTCATCACCGTAACTTTCTTGTAATGGTTTAATACCCGATTTAATAATATCGTTAGGACAGAACAAATACCAATCGTCGTTATTCTTAACCGCATTCATAAAGTTATCAGGAATCCAAAGTGCTGTGAACAAATCACGAGCTCTTAATTCCTCAGCTCCTGTATTCTTTTTAATCTCCAATAAGTCAAAGATATCTTTATGCCAAGGTTCTAAGTAAATTGCCGCAGAACCAGGTCTACGTCCTTGTTGGTTAAAGAAACGGAGTGACTCGTTTACAATCTTCAAATATTTTAATAGTCCACCAGCATGTCCACCTGAAGATGAAATACGACTCTCCTTACTACGAATGTTAGACATTGATAGTCCGATACCCGCAGCATCAGATGAGTAGGTTGAGATATCTCTCATGGTGTTTAACAAACCTTCACGAGAATCCGAATCATTGTAATGAAGAACACAAGAAGCAAGTTGCGGAACTTTAGTTCCGGCATTTATCATAATTGGTGTTGCCGGTGATATTCTTTGTGTTGATAACGCTTGGTAATATTCAACCGCCTCCTCAAATGTATTTGTTACCCAAAGAGCCACTCTCATATACATGTGTTGTGGACGTTCAACTACTTTACCTTCTGATAACTTCAAAAGATACATTTCAGCAAGTGACCTCCAAGCAAAGTAATCAAAGTTATAATCGTTATCGTGATTAATAACCTCATCAATTTTAGAAGAACCGTATTTTTCAATAGTCTCCATTAATTTTTCATTGATAATCCCTTCACCATGTAACAAATGCATTGTGTTTGAAAAACTTGGGTCAGTTTCCTTATGGTAAGATGAAATAGCAACTGAAGAAGCTAATCTTGAGTAATCGTGATGACTACCTGTAAATGCCGCAGCAATTTCATAAATTAACTTATCTAATTCTTTTGTTGTAATAATACCTTCAGTTGGTACTGAAGTGATAACCTTAATAAAGATTTCATCGGAGTTGACACTCAACCCCTTTGAAGCTCTTTTAATACGGTTATAAATTTTCTGTGGATTAAATGACGAATCATCTCCACTTCTTTTTTTAATTTTAAGTGACATCATAGTTCTATATAAGTAATAAATTAGAAATCGTCTGTAAAGGACAAAGTTTCATTTAATTTAGCCTTTTGGTATTCAACAGTTCTTGACTCAAAGAAGTTACCTTTTGTTTCAACTGCGATTTGTTCCATGAATTTGAACGGTTGCTCAACATTAAATTGTTTTTTACATCCAAACTTTAACAATAATCCATCAACAACAAACTCAAGATATTGTTTCATTAAATTTGAATTCATACCAATAAGTGAAACTGGTAGTGATTCAGTGATAAATTCTTTTTCAATTTCAAGAGCTGAAAGTAGAATTTCTTTAATTCTTTTTTCACTTGGTTTGTTTTCAACGTGATTGTTTAATAAATGAATTGCGAAGTCACAATGTAAGTTTTCATCCTTGAAAATCAATGCGTTAGCATTACACAATCCTTGCATAATACCTCTTGATTTCAACCAAAAAATAGAACAGAATGAACCTGAAAAGAAGATACCCTCAACTGCTGCAAACGCTACCAATCTTTCTTGGAACGATGCGTTTTCAATCCAATCCAAAGCCCATTTAGCTTTCTTTTGAACTGCTGGTAGGTTATCTAAAGCGGTAAAACACTTGTTTTTCTCATCTTCATTTGACACGTAAGTATCAATAAGAAGTGAGTACATTAGACTATGAATGTTTTCCATAGCCAACTGAATTCCATAAAAGAATTTTGCCTCAGGGTATTGTACTTCTCTGTAGAAATTCTCGGCTAAGTTTTCATTTACGATACCATCCGACGCAGCAAAAAACGATAAAATATTTTTTACAAAATACTGTTCATTCTCTGATAAGTTTTCCCAATCACGTAAATCACCGCTTAAATCTATTTCTTCTGCGGTCCAAAACGCAGCTTGATGCATCTTATAATATTCCCAAATATCGTTGTACTTGATTGGGAATATCACAAAACGATTTGGATTTTCCGTTAAAATTTTTTCCATTTTTTGTTCCATATTGTTTTAATAATTATACTGTTGTTTGTTTTCTTTTCTCCATAATTTCTTTAATTCTACTTCTATTTCTTTCTTCCTTCTGTTCTTCAAGTCCTAAGAATGTTG